GCTGATATCGTTGCCGACCCTTCTGCTCCTGATGCTTTTGTTCAGGGAATTATGGAAGGTAAAGAGTGGGTTTGGGAAGGAGGAATTCTTCGTGAAAAACTCGCAGAATCAACAAAACGTAGAATAAATACGCTTGTTGATGAAAAAACTCTCCAGGAACATAAAGTACAATTGTTCCAAGAGTTTCTTTCAAATCTATAATTTATAAATAAATATAGATTATATTCAAATATCTAAACAAATGTCCGTTGGTAGAAATTTACAAGAAATGGAAAACGTAGTAACCAAAGGGGCTGCACCTGCCGAACCAATGCACAACATTGCTCAGAATGCTTCTGGAGTTGCTACTCCAGGACAGACTGGTGCTTGGGAAGACTTAGGTGGTCCTACCCCCGAAAATTATCGTCCAGATGACGAATCAGCACATCTCAACACTCCAGGCAAAACTCTTGCACAGGTAAGAAATGTAGTTAATGCTAAGGCAGCGGCTGCAGAACCAATGCAAACTGTTGCTAAAGAAGAAGTTGAAGATGAAGAGGAACTCGTAGAAGTCGAAGACGAAGAGGAACTCGAAGAGGGCGAAGAGGAAGTAACCGAAGCCAAGCACGAAGAAGAAGAGGAAGAAGAAGAAGAGGAAGAAGAAGAGGAAGAAGGTGGTAAGAAGAAAAAGAAAATGGAAGAAGAGTTTGATATCGAAGAAGATGTCAATGCTCTCCTTGCTGGTGAAGAGCTTTCTGAAGAATTCCAAGAGAAAGCACGTACCATCTTTGAAGCAGCAATCAAATCGAAAGTTGCTGAAATTAAAGAATCACTTCAAGCTTCTTATGAGCAAACACTCGTAGAAGAAATTGAAGCGATTAAGGAAAGCCTCACCGATAGAGTTGATGCTTACCTTGAATATGTTGCTGATGAGTGGATTCAAGAGAATGCTCTTGCAGTCGAGCACGGTCTTAAGACTGAAATGACTGAGAGCTTCCTCAATGGTATGAAGCAACTTTTTGAAGATCATTATGTTTCAATCCCTGAAGATAGATATGATGTAATCGAGAGTATGGTAGATAAACTTGATGAAATGGAAGAAAAACTCAACGAGCAAATCGAAAGAAATGTTGCTCTTAATAGAAGATTAGCAGAGTCAGTTGCTGATGTAATTTTTGCTGAAGTCGCTGAGGGTCTTGCACTTTCTCAGAAGGACAAACTCGCTTCTCTTGCAGAAAATGTTGAGTTTGATAGTGAAGCAAACTATCGTGAGAAACTGGTAACTCTGAGGGAATCATACTTCCCAACAAATACTGGTACTCAAAAAGATGACTCCGAAAGTCTGTCTGAAGATGCAACCCAAGAAGGGGCAGTTAAGTCTGTATCACCAATTATGGAAGCATATCTTCAAACACTCACTAGAGTCGCTAAAAAGTGATTTATAGATCATAAAGTCAAACAAAACTTTTTAAAGAGGTAAAAATCAAATGCAGATGTACAATACGGAACAACTGCAGGAGAAGTGGGCACCGATTCTGGACTACTCAGGACTCGATGAAATCAAAGATTCACATCGTAGAGCGGTAACTGCCATCCTGCTTGAAAACCAAGAAAAAACTATTCGTGAAGAGCGTGAGTTTCTTTACGAAGCACCAACCAACTTCACCAGCACTTCAACTGGTACTGGAACTGGTCTAAGCGGCGCTTCAACCGGAGCACTACAAGGTTTCGACCCTGTACTGATCTCCCTTATCCGCCGTTCAATGCCTAACCTGATCGCTTATGATCTGTGTGGCGTTCAACCAATGAACGGTCCTACTGGACTCATCTTTGCAATGCGTTCACGCTATAAGACTCAGAGTGGCGCTGAGACCTTCTATGATGAAGTAGATTCAGCATTCTCCGGTCAAGATAGCGGATTCAACAACACCAATGGTTGGACCAATGGTGCTGTTGGTATGGGTACCACTGCTCAGCAAGGTAGCAACCCAGGTCTCCTGAGCCCAACAAACCAAGGAACAAGCCCAACCGATTATAATGTCGGTCAGGGCATGAGAACTGACGAAGCAGAATCGCTTGGCGAATCTGATCAGTTCAACCAGATGGCATTCTCGATCGAGAAAGTCACTGTAACCGCTAAGTCACGTGCTCTGAAAGCTGAGTACTCACTTGAGCTTGCTCAGGATCTGAAGGCAATCCACGGTCTGAATGCTGAGGCTGAACTCGCAAACATTCTCTCAACTGAGATTCTTGCTGAGATCAACCGCGAAGTTATCAGAACCATCTATAAGATTGCTAAGCCTGGTGCTCAAGTTAACACCGCTACCGCTGGTACTTTCGACCTTGATGTTGATTCCAACGGTCGTTGGTCGGTTGAAAAGTTCAAGGGTCTGATCTTCCAAATCGAGCGCGATGCAAACGCAATTGCACAGCAAACTCGTAGAGGGAAGGGTAACACTATCCTTTGCTCTGCTGACGTTGCTTCGGCACTTGCAATGGCTGGTGTTCTCGATTATACCCCTGCACTCAATGCTAACCTGAACGTTGATGACACTGGCAACACCTTCGCTGGTGTTCTCCAAGGTAAGTATCGCGTATACATTGACCCATATTCGGCAAACGTTGCTGCTAACCAGTTCTACGTTGTTGGATATAAGGGTTCTAGCCCATATGATGCTGGTCTGTTCTATTGCCCATATGTACCTCTTCAGATGGTACGTGCCGTTGGCGAGAACACCTTCCAGCCTAAGATCGGCTTTAAGACCCGTTACGGAATGGTTGCTAACCCATTCGCTGAGGGTCTTACCGCAGGTGCTGGTGCTCTGACCACCAACGCCAACGTATACTACAGAAGAGTTAAGGTTGCTAACCTAATGTGAGTTAGTTCACAACTCGATTCAGAGGGTCTTCGGACCCTCTTTTTTTATCTAAATACAAATAAAAGATTATGGCATCTGCTTTCAATAAGCAAATACAAAATAGAAATTTTTTATCACCTGTTGGTTTTAAATTCACTCTATCCAAAGAACCAAAGGTTACTTTTTTCTGCAATTCTGCTAGAATTCCAGAAATTACATTATCACTAAATCAACAACCAAGTTACTTAAAGGATATTGATGTACCTGGTGATAAACTTCAGTATGGAGATTTATCTTTAAGATTTTTGGTGGATGAAGATATGGTGAATTATATGGCAGTTCATAATTGGTTAACTGGACTTGGTTTTCCAGAAACAACTCAGCAATACAGAGATTTATTAAGCAATGAAACTGATGTTACCCGAGATTTAGATTCAAAAAAAGCATTTAGTGATGGAAGTCTTTATATTTTGGATAGTAGTTATAATACAAGTGCAATTGTAAAATTCAAAGACCTATTTCCAATTTCATTATCATCTTTAGAATTCGATTCAACACTAACTGATGTTCAGTACTTTACAGCGGACGTAGTTTTCAAGTATACTATCTACAATATCAATACAGCAGTATGAACCTTGATGAAATTCAGGAAATGTGGCAGAGAGATTCTGTCATAGATCCTGATAACTTACACGATGAATCTTTAAAAATTCCCCAACTTCACGCCAAGTACTATACAATCTATAATACGATTACTTTGTTGCGCGAAAAGGCAAGAGAGTCTTTTAATAGAGTTAAACTTGAACGATACAACTACTACACTGGAAAGGCGCCTATAGAGGTCTACGAAGAAGAACCGTTCCCATATAAAGTTAGAGATAAAGAGGCGTTACAGAGGCATATGGATGGTGATGAGAAGTTAAGTAAGATAGAACTCAAGATAAGATATTACGATATTATGTTAAAGTTCTTAGAGGAAATTATTAAGACAGTTTCAAACAGAACATATCAAATCAAAAATGCTATTGAATGGCACAGATTCCAAGCGGGGTTCAATTGACCCCGTTTTTATTGCCAATAAATATTTTTGTATTGATATGAACGTATGTCACATTTGGTTATATCGAAAAAGAATGAGGTATATCTTCAGGTAAAGGCAGAACCACACGTCTATTATGAACTTGCGGATCAGTTCACCTTTGACGTGCCCGGAGCAAAATTCATGCCACAGTTTCGCAACAGACACTGGGACGGAAAAATACGCTTATTCAATACACAGACTGGTGAGATTTATGTTGGACTATTAGATAAACTTACCCGTTTCTGTGAAAATCACGAGTATACTTATGAGTTCGTAAACAATAAGTTTTATGGTCTTCCTTTTGAAGTCAATGAGATGATTTCAAAAGAAGGTGTGAAAGATTATATGACTTCTATTTGCAAGTACGCTCCCCGTGAGTACCAAGTTGAGGGAGTATACGACGCTTTAAAACATAATCGAAAGTTGTTGATATCTCCAACTGCTTCTGGAAAGTCATTGATGATATATTCGATTGTGAGATATTACGTTGAGAAAGGACAAAATACTCTGATAGTCGTGCCGACGACATCCCTTGTAGAGCAGATGTATAAAGACTTTGCAGATTATGGGTGGGA